TGATTTAGTAGGAAATGTTCATAAATTCGGAAAAATTGAAGACTTTCGATTCGAGCAAGACAAGAAAGCGAAGTGGGAGATGTGGGATTCCGAGAAAAAAATTACTCAGATTCAAGATATACAGCAATATTGGACTCCAATTAACTATAAATACTCGAAAGAAGGTGTAAATAGTTCAATGCTTCAATTAAACTCGACTGGCAGAGATTATACGGCAGAATCTTTGAAGAGGTTTTACGATTCTAACTCTATTGAATACAAGATTCTCCGTTCTATCTCGTGGTTAAAGGAAAGAGAAGTAAATCAAGCGTTAATATTTGTTCCATCGGTAGCAGAAGCAGAGTCGATAGCAGTTCAAATCGTTGGCGGAGAGGTTCTACATGGTGGGACTAAGCCAAAAGAGCGTGAAAGAATAGTCGAAGGCTTTAAGAATGGGGAAATTCCTTATGTAATCAACGTAGATGTTCTTGGAACAGGCTTTGACTATCCAAAACTTCCTGCGATTATTCATGGAAGACCCACTAATTCCTTCGTAACCTACTACCAGCACATAGGGAGAGTTGTTAGAACGCATCCTAATAAAAAGGAGGCTTGGTTTCTTGATTTAGTAGGAAATGTTCATAAATTCGGAAAAATTGAAGACTTTCGATTCGAGCAAGACAAGAAAGCGAAGTGGGAGATGTGGGATTCCGAGAAAAAAATTACTCACAATGGATTTAAACCAAAGATTATCTCAATGAGTGAGATTCTTGAATTAGAAGAGAATATCCGAAGTTACATAATTTCATCAGGAAAATACGCAAATTATAACCTAATCGAAGTAGTAAAAAAAGATAAGAGATACTTGCAATGGATGGCAAGTAGTAAGTTTGAACCATTCACAGAAAACTCACAAAAAGACAAAGAAGCAGCAATAATAGCACTTAAACATTTTAATATAATATAATCATGGAATGGATAGAAGTTGATATAAATAATTTACCTGATGGAGAAGTAGTTGCAGGTAGCTTTGATGGCAAAAACGAACACATCTCTATTGGTGTACTCATAAGGAGTAGAGAATTAGAAGAAAGGGTTGATTGTGAAGGAGCGAGCGATTATTGGCATGGTCTTGACGGTGTTACACACTATATAGATGTTCACAAATTTAAACCAAAAATAAATCAATAAACACTTGACAACAGACAATTTAATTCGTAACTTTGAAGAAAGATAGGTGATTTAGCATAAAATGGTCAATGTGCTTTGGTTAAGCTGAGGCGATGAGGGTTCGATTCCCTCAACCTCCACTAAATTTAATATTATAACTTCGTTATGACAAAGGAAAAATTAAGAGATATTTATTTTGGTTTTTATGACCAATTAATTGAGCCTGAGCAAAGTAGAGCCAAGAAAAATTGGGATTATGAATGGTGTAAACAAAATGATACTCCTAAAGGAGTTAGAGATGCAGTTAATACTGGATTTGAATGGAAAAATACATTTCCACTTCAAGGGCAAGATTATTGGTGGAGAGTTAGTCAATTTATAGAAGAGTATTTAGTAAAAAAAGAACCTACGAGCAATATAAACTCCCATATCTTCCCAATAATCTTCGAGAACTTCTGAACTTGCTTTTTTAATTTTGTAGCCAATACCAAAATTAGCTGAATAATCCACGCCCATAAAATTATTTGTTTAAATTAATGACAATAATATTTCTTTTGTAAGCACCTGTTTATTTTTTGTTCTATGATAATTTTTAGGAATCAAAGAATTAATCTTCTCGAAGTCAATATTCTCTTTCAAAACCTTTAATATATCTTCCTCTTCGCTTTCCTCGTTATCTTCTGAGTAATTCTCTGAATCAATATTTATATCATCAATCGAGAGAATTAAAATTGGCTTCAACTCAGACTCTACTAATTCAACTGAGAAGTCTTCGGGTAATTCATTTATCTCACAATCATTCTCATCTTCAAGTAATTCTATAAATTCACCAAAGTCACTAAAAAACTTATCGTCATAAAAGAAATTTTCCATTTTGTTATTTAATTTAATGTTAAAAAATTCTTTGAAATTTCATCATAATAATCAACACACGACTCTTCGTCTCGAAACCAAACCGTTCTTAATCCTGCGTCAGTAACTATTTCTACGTGAGGTTCGTAATAAGAATTTCCTGCTTCATGATAGGTGTGGGTAACCTTAATACTTGGAAAGCCTTTCCACATTAAATACTCGTCTTTCTTTTGAAGTAAAAATCCGAATATTTTAATCTCACGATTCTTTACGAGAACTACTCCGTGATTAACTCGCTTTAAGTGACACGAACACTCAATAATTTTTGATGGATTGATTCTCATATTTATCTTTACCAGTTAATGATTTAAAAATATTTTGCCACAAGTGAACTTTATTTGTAAGCTCTTTATTAGGGGTCAAGTATCTGTGAGTATCTGTAAAGGACTTTCTATTATCTGCAATTGCAAGTGACCAATCATCTGAGTATGAAAAGAAAATACCCTTAGTTTCTAACTCGTAATCAATCGAGTGATACTCTTCGTGAATCACTTCTACTTTCTTGAATCCAAAGTCTAAAAGATATTTTTCTGAAATTTCTATTGGCGATATGTCTTTAAAGGAAAATTCACTAAACTCTCTTAGCTCTGCAAAATTATCGCTAACGAGTATAGCTTGTACGCAATCGCTTATACCAACTATCTTGTACGGAACTTGAAAAGGAAAGTGAATTATTCCTTTTCTATTGATTGGGTAAAACCAATTTCTGATTCTTAAATTCTCAGTTTCCATCTTTTATGTAAATTCCGTTTTTTGTGATTCCAGTCCTTTTATAAATAACGTTATAAGCCACCTCTAAACATTCTACTAAATCATAACCGTGAGATTTGACCACTGCATCAGCGATTGAGAAAAATTCCCACGCTACATAGCTCGGAGTTACAAGATTTACGAAATCATAAAGACTAATTACTCCGTGAACCTCTGCCTCGTATAATTGAGCCTCTAACTTAATATCAAGTTGCTTTGCTAAAATGATTACACATACGCAGAAATCTCCATTTGAGTCGATAATCTCAGGCACATCATTCTTCAATAACGCTCTCGCCAATTCACCTGTCTCTTCTAAGAATTTAAGATACTGCTTATCTGCGTTCTCAAATTTAATGAGATTTCTTTCTTCTGCCCATGCCTCTACTTTTTGTATGAGGTCTTTTAGTTTTTCTTCTCTATTATTCATAAGTTTCTTCGTAAAAATCTTTAGCGTTTGAAAATGTTTCTTCTAATGAACCTAAATTAAATGCGTGTTCTATTTAGTGTCTTTCTTTTCTCAACAACTCCTGACATTTTAAAACTATATCATGCACTTGTAGGTGTTCGTTAATCTCTTCGCGACTCTTATCAAGGTGTAAAAAGTCAAGTAGTTCTCTCAAAGCCGTCATAATCCCTGTTTAATTAAAGTGTCGTAATATTTTTCCCAATACTTGTATCCTTGTGGAGATTGATTCCAACTAAACATATAAGCAAGACAAAAACTCAACTTGTGATACTCACTTAAAAGCACCAGTACATTTGCATTTTCAAGCATTTGTGTGCGATAAGGTTCATCTGCTTGTAATATTAAATCTTTTACTATCATAAGTTTTTAATTTCATGTAAAACCATTTGCCAATAATCCCTTGCTTGTATTTGACGCTCTATATCATATTGATTAAAACCTTCATTCCATTCATCCAAATTAGTATCATTTGGGTATCTTGGATTTGAATATAAAACCAATAAAACAGATTTTGTAGCACATTGTTTTGCTTTTTCTGTCGCTATTTTCTGTTCATAAGTTTCAAATGAATTGTATCCGTCAGTCAACTCCTCAAAAAATTCAACAAGTTCTCTTGCTCTTAATAATGGCATCATAATTGTACGAATTTAACGCCATCAATTTCTACTACTTCAATCTTTCCTTCTTTTGCAAGGATATAAACCCATTGTCGAGAGAATCCCATTCTCTTTCCGTAAGTGCTAAAGGTTACTAATTTTTCAATATCTGTCATCTGATAATTTTTCTAAATTTTGTTGTAAAAATTCAATTAACCTAATTACATCTCCTTTGTTCAAATCAGAACACTCAACATAAGCATCAACCAAAATAGAATCCCTATTGAGTAAAAATGTAACAGTATCTAATTCTAATTTTTCCATTGTTATGACATTTTTAATGGTTTAAATTCTTCGTAAACTATTTCTCCTTTACACTTTTGCATAAGACCATTTCTAAAATACTTTTTCCAGTCATCTCCTTGTTCTTCTCCATGACCTTCTAAGACAAATAGTTCGTCAGGATGTAACTTAGAAAACTCTCTTAACTCTCTTTCATGGTCATACCATTTACACTCAGATTCCTCTATTAGTGCGTATGCTGCGTTCTCATTTTCGATACAAAAATGTTCGATTATATCACTTTTTGCACTTAAACTATATCTTGTATAATATCCCATTATTATAATAATTTAATCTATCAACTTTAAAATATCTTCTTTTGTCCAACCTTGCT